GAAATTGAATGTGATATTAATCAAACAAGATACGGATTCAGAAGATGACAAGATTATTCATAGAAGATAACGAACTGGATATCAATGCGAATTTCTCGCAGCAGATAACCTATGCCATTGATGATTTGAATAACTTAGATTCAAAGAGTACATCATTTAGCAAAACAATAGTTATACCTGCAACTGCAAACAACAATAGATTGTTTGGAAACATATTTGAGTTTTCAAATAGCAATTTTACGAATGATGTAGAACCAAATGTATTATACAATTTTAATGCATCAAAATCAGCAAAGGCAAGAATTGAAATAGATGGATTGCAAGTGATGAAAGGTGTGTTGAGATTATTAGAGATTATTGTTTATGATGACCATGTAGAATATGAGATTGCATTGTTTGGAGAACTCGGCGGTTTCTTCAGTAAATTAATTGCAAAGAAATTGAATGGAAATGTCAATGCAGTTGATGATTTAGATTTTAGCGCATACAATACTAACTGGACATATTCAGCAATGACAAATAGTTGGGCAAATTGGAATGCAGGTAGTGGTATTATATTTCCAATAATTGATTATGGTAATGTTAGCTACAATATTCCATCAACATCACCTACATATTTATCAAAAAAAGATTATCAATATACTGCATTCAGACCTGCATTTTTTGTTCGTGAAATCATTGATAAAATAATAACTAATTCAGGTTATACATGGGAAAGTGATTTCTTTGATAGTAACTTTTTCAAGCGTTTAATTATACCAAATAACCAAAAACGTTTGAGTAAATATACAAGCTATGAATTGAATGTTGCGACAACTGGATTCAATTATGTAACTGCTGATGGAACAAGCAAAGCGATGTCTTTTGGAATACTTACGGCTGTTGGTAACTTCACACCATCTTCAGGAAATACTATATTCACTTACGGAGGTGCTAATATAACGGCACAAGTTAACTTTAGATTGAAAGGAACATTCACAAGTTCAAATTCAATTCCTGCTGAGGTTAAAATAAAAATAAACGGAACACCAATAATAAGCATTCCTATTGGTGGTTATGCAGGAACATCACAACCATTTGACGTGAATGGTAGTGGATTTATTGCATTATCAAATGGAAATGTATTAACTATTACAATTGAAAAAATAGGTGGCGGAACATGGACATATTCTTTTGATACTGGTTCAACAAATCTCACAATAAATTCAGGTGCATTAGTTCCATCACCATTAGCATATTCTGAATACATCTACATGAATGATGTATTACCAAGAAATATATTGCAGAAAGATTTCTTTGCATCTATTCTGAAGATGTTTAATTTGATGGTGACTGAGGATAAGTATATTGAAAAGCATTTGATAATAACACCGAATGTTGATTTCTACAATTTAAGTCGCTCAAGTTATTTGGATTGGTCAGATAAAGTTGATAGGTCACAAGTCATAAAGATTAAACCAATGTCTGAAGTTAATGCGAGATTCTATGAATTCAAATACAAAGATGACACTGATTTTTATAATGATAAGTACAAGAAACAATACAATGAAACATACGGAAATAGAAACTTTGACAATCAATTTGAATTTGCAAAAGAAACTTCAAGCGTTGATATAATATTTTCATCAACACCATTAGTAGGTTATTTAGGAAAAGATAAAGTTGTAAGCACAATTTTTAAGAAAACAAATGAAGTTGAAGAACAGATTGAATCAGTTATCAGGATACTTCAAGCAAAACAAATATCTGGTGTTACCAGTTGGAAAATTTTGAATAGTAGTTCAGGAACGACAACTGAATTAGGAACACGAACAGATTATTTGTATGCAGGTCATTTTGATGACCCTGATGTTCCTGCTGCTGATATTAATTTTGGTGCAACAAAAGAACTTTATTTCACATTAGTTTCAGGTGCATTGAGCAATAATTTATTCAATGCTTATTATTCATCTTACATGGCTGAAATAACCGATAAAGATTCAAGGTTATTGACCTGCAAGATGAAATTGAATAACAAAGATATTTTCAATCTTGATTTCGGCAGATTTATTTGGGTTGATGGGGTTTTATATCGGTTGATTAAGATTGTTGATTTTGCAGATAACGAAGTTTGTGAGGTACAATTATTGCGAGTAATTTATACTACTTACTTATGATTATAAAATACTTTGATGAATTTGAAGGTCAATGGATTGACGTAACTGGTAATACTGGTGCAATGCTCGTGAAGGGTGTTAATGATTGGAATACAACACAAGGTTATTTGGTTTTGAGTTTATTATTAAATCAAAGTACAAACCAAGACCCAACTTATACTGAACTGGAAAACACAACTGGATGTACTTATACAATAACAAGAAACTCAGCAGGTGATTATAGAATGGTTTTATCACAAGAAATATTGAGTCAAGGTAAAACGCAAATATTTATTCAACAATCAGATTCATCATTGATTCAAGTTCGTAGAACAGATATAAATGAAATAAACATAAGAACTTTTGATGACAATGTTTTACTTTTCACAAGTTTAGAAATTAGAATATACAACTAACATGGCAACAAATACAGAAGTAAATGTTCGGATAAATGTAGACGCGAAAGGTGCAAATAATAGCGTTGGTAGTATTAAGAAGCAATTAAAAGATGCAACTGCTGAACTCATTGACATGAGGCAAAAGTTTGGTGATTCATCAATTGAAGCAGCAAACGCAGCAAAGAAGGTTGCCGAATTAAAAGATGCCATTGGTGATGCAAAAAATATGGCTGATGCATTTGACCCTGATGCAAAATTTAAAGCATTTGGTGCAACTCTACAAGGTGTTGCAGGTGGTTTTTCTGCAATACAAGGTGCGCAAGCATTATTCGGTTCTGAGAGTGAAGCAGTATCAAAAACACTTGCAAAGGTTCAGGGTGCAATGGCATTAAGTCAAGGAATTAACTCTGTTCTTCAGGCTAAGGATGCATTCAAAAACTTAGGTGCAGTTTTATCAAATAATGTTGTAATTCAGAAAGCATTGAATTTTGTGATGACTGGTTCATTCAAAACTCAAAAAGAATTATTAATTGCAAAAGAATCTGATGCTGCGGTAACAACTGCACAAACTGCTGCAACTACTGGTTTAACTATTGCTCAAAATATTGCAAGGGTTGCAGCTATTGCATTGCGTGGTGCAATTATGGCAACTGGTATAGGTGCAATAGTTATAGGAATCATAGCATTGATTCAAAAAATAATGGAATGGACTGGTGTAAGTGATGAAGCAGAAAAGAAACAACAAGAGATTGCAGTTGAATCAAATAAAAGAAACAAAGATTATTTTGACCAGAATTATAAGCGTCTGCAACAAGCGCAAGACCTTGCAATAAAGGAGGCAGAACTTGCAGGTAAATCGCAAAAAGAAATATTATCATTAAGATTAAAAGGAAAGCAAGATGAAATTAATGCAATAGAATCAAGAAATAACGAACTGCGGAAAATGTATAAAAGTGCAAACATTGATTTGCAAAATGCAGCAGTTGATGAACTTGAACAAAATAAAAAGAATCAAGAAGATTTAAACTTTGAAATTAATAAAATAAAACAAGAAGGTAGGCAACAAGACCTTGACAATGTTAGAGCATACAATGACCAGTTAGAAGGATTGCAACAAAGCAATTATCTAAAGTCAATAAAAAATGATGATAAAAGAGCAATTGAAAAATCAAAAATTGATTATGATAATAACATCAAAAAATTAAATGATGCTCAATATACTGAAGCACAAAGAACAGAACTTGAAAAACAATATGCAATTCAGCGTGACCAAGAAATTTCTGCAATAAATGAATCAGCAAATAAAAGAGCAAAAGATAAAAGAGATGCAGTAAGCAAAGAAATTCAAACTGCAAATGATGCATTGAATAAACAATTGTTGAGTTTACAGAATGAATATACTTTGATGCAAATCAAAGATGAAGATGAGAGAGCAAAGAAGCGTTTGGATATACAATTACAAGCATCTATAAAAGAGGTTGAGAATAGCAAGGCAAGTGAAGCATTGAAATTTGACACAATCAGTCAATTGTATTTTAAATATACTGCTGATATTAAAGCAATAGAGGATGCAGCAGAAACAAAAAGAAAAGAAGATGCTGCAAAGAAAAGACAATCAGCAATAGATTTTGAAAATGAAACATTCAAAATATTAGAAGAAAATAGGATTGAAAGAATAAAGAATGAAAATGACAAAGCATTTGAACAAGAATCTGCAAGATATCAAAATGAAATAGACCTTGCACTTGAAGCATTAAATAAAAAAGAAATTTTAGATGCTGAATATAAATCAAGACGAGAAGCAATTGAAACAATTCATCAGGCAAAATTAACTGATATATCAAAAGCAGCAGATGAAGAACGAATTAAGAATGATGAAGCAGCGCATCAAAAAAGAATATCACAATACAAAGAAGTTGGTGATGCTGCAGGTGCATTGTCGGATGTCATTGGAAAGCAAACTGCGGTAGGAAAAGGTTTGGGTGTAGCTCAGGCAACAATCAATACATACATTGGTGCAAGTGAAGTATTGAGAGCGAAATCAGTTCTACCTGAACCAGCAGGAACAATAGTTAAGATTGCAAATGTTGCTGCAATAATTGCAACTGGTATCAAATCAGTAAAAGCAATATTAGCAACCAAAGTTCCAAATCAAGGTGGTGGTGGAGGTGGTACAATACCATCAGTAGGTGGTGGAGTAACTGCACCATTATCAGCACAGATGACAACAACAATGTTAAATCAAGGACAAATAAATCAATTATCTTCAGCAACAAATAGAGCATTTGTATTGGAATCTGATGTCACTGGAAATCAGGAAAGAATACAACGTTTGAATCGTGCTGCAAGAATCAGCTAAAAAATAAAATTATGACACTACCAATTTATGAATTGAAAATCAGCGAGAATCTTAATGATGACGCTGAAGTAAACTATGTTGCATTAGTAGATGCACCTGCAATTAAAAAGGATTTTATTGCATTTAGAGATGAGTTTGTTGAACCATCTAAAGGTGAACATAAAATAGATTTCTTACCTCGTTGCATTTCTTATGTAGTTAATGAAGGAAAAGATAATCAACAAGCAGTTGCTATATGTAATTCAATATGGGAACAACACTTTGCAGGTGGTATTTCGTTTGATTATGACGAAACTATTTCAACCGATAGAGGCAAAGAACTTGCAAAGAAAAAAATTGCTGAAGGTAATGTTGTTTACATCATATCAGCAAGACAAGATGTTGAAGGTATGCTATCAACGGCAGATGAATTAGGAATACCACATTCAAAAGTTTATGCAACTGGTAGTAATAAGGCAAAGATTGAAAAGATAAAATCATTAGGAATTCAAAAGCACTACGATAATAATGCAGATGTAATTGCTGAACTTGGAAACATTGGTGAAAAGTTTAGATTTGAAAGATTTGCTATTATTAATGAAGACCAGCATATTATCTCAGGTCCACTAATGTTAGCTGATGAACTGATTTATAGAAACAATGAGAAATTTGGTGAGCATTATGTAAAGTTCAGCGCAGAAACAATAAAACAGATTGCGATAAAATTTGCAAAGAAAAAATACAATCAGAATGTTAACCTGATGCATGATGCAAAGCAAAAGGTTGATGGAGTTACAATGTTTGAAAGTTTTATTGTTGATAGGCAAAGAGGTATTATGCCGATGGTAGAATTTAAAGATGTTGCAGATGGTAGTTGGTTTGGCAGTTTCTATGTAGAGAATGATGAAGTTTGGTCAGCAATTAAAGATGGGACTTACAAAGGGTTTTCAGTAGAAGGATTGTTTGATTATGAACAACCTAAATCAGCAGAACAGAACGCTTTAGAAACGATTGAGAAATTATTAAATCAACTTTAAGTCATAGTATTTTCAAACCTAAATATAATATGTTATGAATCACACAGAAATTCTCACAAAATTGAAGCAGACATTCAGCGAATTAATGCAACAATCTCCTAAAAAAGACATGGTTAAAATGCTTGATGCGGTTTTGGCGGATGGCACTTCGGTTCAAATTACTGAATTAGCAGTAGGTGGTATCGTTACAATCAACGGAGTTCCTGCACCAATGGGCGAACATGAGTTGCAAGATGGAACTATGATTGTTGTTGGTGATAATGGTGCTATTATGGAAATTAAATCAGACCCAATTCAACCTGAAGAACCACCAATGATGGAAGATATGGGTGCAAAATTCAGCGCATTTGAATCTGCAACTAACGAAAAATTCACTGCTTACGAAACTAAACTTTCAGCATACGAGCAAAAGTTTGCAGAGTTTGACGAAAGATTGAGTAAAGCAAATATTGTGATTGAAGGTTTGTTGAATCTGACGCAGACAATAGCTACAACTCCAACTGGCATTGCTGATGAATCAGTAAAAGCAAACAACAATTTCAAAGAAGAAAAAGAAAAATCTTACGATATCCTATTCAGTTAAAAATTAAAATTAAATAAAAATGGCACTTAGCTTAAGTTCACTTACATCGTATACTAAACAACTTACCAAACCACTTTTGTCAAGTGCGGTTTTTGGTGCAAAAACACAACAACTTATTAAAGATGGCGGTATTGTTATCCCACAAGCAAAATCGGTTGTTGCTATTCCTTTGATGGATACTGATGCAGTTTTTCAAACTGATTCATGTTCTTTTGACCCTTCAGGTACAACGAGCATCACTCAGCGTACAATCACTGTTGGTAAAATCAAAGTAGAAGAAAAAATCTGTCCAAAAGATTTGGAAGCATACTTCACACAAGAGGCTTTGAAAGCAGGTTCTACTTACGAAGATTTCGGCAATGCTGATTTTCAGGCTGCTTATCTTGCAAAGAAAAATGCTCGTATTGCTGCTCAACTTGAAACTGCAATATGGCAAGGTGATGCAACAGGTTCAACTGCAAATACAAACAAATTTGATGGTCTTTCAAAATTGATTGTTGCAGGTAGTCCAGTTGACGCAAACGTATCAGGTTACACTGGTGTTGCTACAATCACAACTATCACACAATCAAATGTTGTAGCTGCAACTGAAGGTATCTACAAGGCAATCCCTGCTGCGGTAATGGCAAAGGGTGATGTTAAGATTTTCGTAGGAAATGATTGGTATCGTTTGCTTATCATGGCATACAGAGCATTGAATTTGTTCAGCTACAATCCACAAGATTCTCAGGCTGCAACTTTCATCTTGCCAGGTACTAACATTGAAATCGTTGCTGTAAATGGTTTGAATACAACTGGTGATGCATTCGCAATCAGTTTGTCAAACATCGCAATGGCAGTTGATTTGGTTGACGAAGAAGGTGCATATGATATGTGGTGGTCACGTGATAATAACGATGTGCGTTTCCGCGTAGCTTTCAAGATGGGTGTGAACGTAGCATTCACTAACGAGTGTGTGAAATTCATTGCTGCTATCTAATATCGGTTCGGTAAATAATAAAAGGGTGGTGAGAAATACACCACCTTTTTCATAAACTTAAAAATTAAATATTATGCCCTGCGCAATTACATCAGGTTACACAATAGAATGTCGCGATTCAGTCGGTGGCGTTCAGACAATATGGTTGATTGAGAATGCAAATCTTTATGA